TACAACGCCGCCGGCGGTGGCGTCGAGGACCAGGACGTAGCCGGGGCCGTGCTTGTCGGTGAACGAGGCGATGCCGACGCAGCGCCAGCCGGCGGCGTTGTAGGTGTCGTTGTTGCATGCGCCGAGGTAGGGGGCGCCGTCGTAGCCGAACACCGCGCCGGTCGGATCGACCACCCAGGTGCCGCCGGTGGCGTCGTCGGTCAGAACCATGGTGGTGTCCTCCAGTGATGGGGTGGTCGGGCCCGCGGCCATGGCCAGCACCCGCTCCAGTGGGAAGGCGGGGCCGCAGTCCCAGTGGTTGCCTCCCCAGGCGTCGAGGTCGTCGTGTTGACACACGCCGGCGGCGCCACGCTGGGCCTGGGATGCGGTGAGCGCGACGAGGGGGATGCCGTTGGCCGCGCTCTCCTCGGCCAGCCACGCCGCGGTGTTGGCGAGCATGTCGGGGTGGCGGTCCCACTCGGCTGCGTCCCACTCGGCGAAGGCGCACAGCTCCGCGCTGACGGCGTGAGGGTTGGCATCGGCCTGGGTCCACGCCTTGTCGGCGCGCCGGACGTACTCGCCGATCACACCGGGCGTGTCATCGATGCCGACGTGGCTGGAGGCCTCGGCGCCCTCGTCGGCGAAGAACGCTCCGAGCCCGTAGAAGTTCTTCGAACCCTGGGCGGTGTGAACCACCAGCAGCCGAGCCCGGGCCGAGCCTCGGCTCGACCAGTTCGGCGACGGCAGCCACACCCGCTCCAAGGTCATCGCCGGCGCGCCCAGGGTTCGGCGCGCTCACCTCGAGGTGGCGGCGCCTGGGGTCGCCGCTGGCGTGCCGCTTGCGCGCTCAGCTCCCGCAGGCGGCGCCGGGTCGGCTCGGGAATGTCGGCCGGCGCCATCGCCTTGACCTCATCGCACAGCGCCCACAGGGCGTCGAGGGCGCTCACGAGCGGCCGTTGCGCAGCGCCCGGACGATCACCACAACGCTGGCGGCCGCCACGCTGGCGTCGAGCGCGGCGAGCTGGGCGATGACCACCCACGCTTGGGCGTGGCTCATGTGATGGGCGCGCCGGTGTCGTCGAAGTAGAGCCCGGCGATGACCTGCCAGTTGTTCTGCACGACGGCGAGGATCTGGAGGTCGGTGATGACCGAGCTGTCGATGGTGCCGTCGCCCTGGTCGACGTCGTCGGCGAAGCCTGGGGCCGCAGCAGCGATGGCGTAGAAGCTCGGCATGGCCTTGCCCTCGACGCGCAGCACCGAGTTTGCGAGCGCGACGAAGTCGGCGCGGGCGTCGTCTTTGAAGGTGTCGGCCTGTTGGGTGCAGCACGCCGAGACGCGGTGCTGGAACGCCTGGTCGTTGGCGAGTTGGGTCTCCGATTGGTAGCTCATGTCACATGCTCCCGAGTAGTGCGGCCTGGAGGTAGGTGATGTCGGGGCCGGTGGTGACGTTCTGCGTCCCACCGCCGAGGTGGTAGTGGCTCAGGGTGAGGAGCTGGCCGGCGTTGCCGTAGACCAGCGCCGAGACGGTGGTGGCGAGGTTGGCGGCGATGCCTCCGGTGATATCGGCGCCTCGGGCGATGCTGACCCCGTCGAGGTAGAGCGCGGACAGCACGCGGGCGTCGTCGGCGGAGGGCACCAGTGCCATGTCGGCTCGGGCGTTGACTTGATAGAGCCCGGTCTGGGGGAGCTTGAGCCCGTTCCCTGACTTCATGCCGACCGGGTCGTACTGGACGGTGTCGAAGTTGACAGTGGTGAACGCGCTCGACGGCATCGCCTGGGCTGTGCCGAGGTAGATGTGGGCGCCCACGGCCGGGAGCGCGATGCGCCGGCGCCTGTCGGTGAGGGTGACGCCGTTGAGGTTGGCCGAGCCGCCGGCCAGTGTGTATTGACAGATGGGGTAGGCGTTGGTCGGCACCGCCGGCGCGCCGGGCGTGCCCGAGGTGGGCGCGCCGGCGATGACTTGGAAGAGGAAGTCATTGAAGCCGGCGGCGTCGAGCGCGTTGTCTCGCACCTGGAGCACGACCACGTCGATGCGGCTCTGTCCAGCGGGTGGGGCGGCCGGCGCGGTGGCGACCTCGGCTGCGTCCCAGCGGCACAGCTCGGTGCCGGCGGGACCGCCGCCGCTGGTGACAGGCACCACCGCCACGCCGGCGGGGATGCTCACATTCATGGTGTTGAGGACGGTGGTGGCGGGCCCGCACGTCGATCCCACCGAGGGCCACAGTGTTGACAGAAGGCCACGGTCGACCGCGGCGGGGTAGGTGCCGCCTTGCTGCCAGAGCGGGGTGTAGCGGGTCATGGCCTCACCTTCTTGAGAGCGCGTCCAGCTCGGAGCGGGTGGTGTCGAGAATGTCGCCAAGGGTGGGCACCGCTCGGGCCACGGTGAGCGCCACGGTTTCGACCATGTTGTCGTCCACGGTGAAATCGACCTGCACGATGCGGGCGGTGGTGTTCACGTTGAGTCGCCCGCTCTGAACCCTCACGCCGATGGTGTCCCCAAGCCAGCAGTCGGTCGCGGAGCGCCACATGCCGGGCGGCAGCGTCAACGCGTACGAGGGCGTCAGGATCGAGTCCAGCGCCAGGCGCCCCTGCGCCTGGTTACTCAACACCGTGGGGTCGATGGTCGACGCGCTGGAGAACTGCTCGGGCCACAGCCCCTCGGGGTGAAGCTGCGGGTTGGCGACCACGTCGCCGGCGGCGGTGGCGAACACGGCGGCGCCGCTGGCGTCGGGGGTGCCGTCGTTGCGAACCCAGTTGGAGAAGCTGGTCGAGTCGACCGTGCGCGACAGGCTTGCGAGGGTCGAGCCCCACTCGGCCACGAACGTCTTGGCGACTCCGCGCTGTGGGTACCACACCTTGGGCTGACCGCAGAACACGGCGGGGGTGGCGCCGCTTGGGTCGATGGGGTCGCATCCCCAGTCGAACCCGTTGATGACGGCGGCGAGCTGGTCGAGCATGTCGCCCGCCTTCTCGGAGCCGACGTAGTTGCGGTCGCGGTTGACGCCGGTGGCAGCCAGGGCTGTGCCGTCAGGGTTGAGCAGGAGGGCGGCGCTGATCCCCATGTCCCACGGCGGCGTGAAGTTGTTGATCGGCGCCGGCCACTCCATGAGGCCCTGAGCGATGGTGAACTGGTCGACGCCGGTGAAGGTGAGCGGCCCGCCGATGGGCTTGCGGGCGAGCATGGCGCGGTAGTCGACGGCGTTGATGTTCACGGTGTGGGTGGTCTCGCCGACGACGTCTTGGGTGTGGCCGATGGGCCCTCGGAAGAGGATCGAGTTGGCGCCGGCGACGGGATCCCAGCGGTAGATGACGAGGTCCTGGCTCAGCTCTTGCAGCTGCGCGGCCGAACTCGAGCGGCCGTCGATGGCGCACGATGCGGTCGCCGCCCCGTACAGGTCGAAGTGGAGTCGGATGCTGCGGGCGTCGACGAGCTCGGCGACGATGGCGTTGCGTTGGGCGGGCGGTCCGCGCCACACGTTCAGCACCCGATATGGCAGTTGCCCCGGTGAGGTGAGGATGCTCATAACAGGTAGGGGTCGGCCCAGGTGGCGACGAGTTGGGTGCCGGTCCCCGTCGAGCCGCCGCCCTGTAGCGCCATCTGAGTGAACTTGGTGGGCGCTCCAGGCGGAATGTACGGCCAGGGCTCGGCGGGGTTGATGGCGAGCTGGTTGAACACCGACTGCGTTGGGTCGCCGTCGTAGAAGGCTGTCCGGGCCGCTGTGTCAACCTGCACGTAGTGGCCGGCGGGGATCACGTAGCCGGCCTGGAACCGAACCCAGGCGGTCGGCGGGCCGGCGACGGCGAAGCTGGCATAGGCGCCGGTGATCGGCCCGTAGAAGCGCAGCACCGGGTAGGCGGTGAAGTCGCCGTAGTTGTAGAGGTTGACGGTCTGCGCGGTGCCCGCCGGGTACACCCGGTCAAAGGTGAGCGGGTAGGCGCGTCCGGCGCCACCACCACCCAACGGTGCTACTGAGGCGGTGCGGACGTTGCTGTCATAGACGAATGGGCTCGCCGTCTTGAAGCCGAGCTGCACCGGGCTGACGGCCGGGTGGTTGTAGGGGCCCGTCACCTGGGCGGCCCGCACCGTCATGGTGCGAGGGCTCACGTCTGCGTCGACTTGGTAGGTGAGCGTCGGCCGGGCGCCGGGGTCGAGGTACGGCGCCAACAGGTGCCACATCTTCTGACGGGAGCCGGCGGCCGAGGGCACCAGCGCGCCGGTAATGGTGACTGCGCGCTCGCCGAACAGGCGGGTGAGGTCGATGGCGCCATGGCGGCCCGGCGCAGGGTTCGAGTCCTCGCGCACCGTGGGGTAGCCCAGGTCCAGCTCTTCGACCCGGAAGCCTTGCGCGGCGTCCATGAGGTCGACGGTGACGGCGCCGGCCATGGAGAGGGTGAGCACCACCGGCGATGAGCAGTAGGGCGCCACTACAACCTCCCGGCCGTGGTGGCGAAGTGGAGTTTGGAGAGCAGCAGGTCCACGTCGGCGCTGTCGCTGAGGTTGACGTTCTCGATGTTGACTAAGGGTCCGCCGGCGCCGGCCGGCGCTGGGCTGATGACTTCACCGGCGTGGGCGTAGACGAGCCCATCGGCCGTCATGAGCCCGCCCTGGGCGAGGTAGGGAATCTGTGGGACGCCCACGGTGACAGAGGGCGTGTCGTGCCCGAAGATCGAGATGTGGGGGGTCGTGAACGACAGGGCGTTCCAGAGGTGAATGACGCCGTTGATGGCGGCCCGGAAGGTGTCGGTGACGAAGTCCCACATGCCTGACAGGGCGCCACCGATCCGCCTGGGGATCGAACCGAGGAAGCCGATGAGGTCGTTCCACTTGCCGATGATGAAGTCGTGGATGGCGTTGCTGGCGTCCTCGGCCGCCTTCCACAGCCCAGCCAGCACCCGGCCGATGGCGCCGACGATGCCGCTGATGAAGCCGTAGAGGTCGCTCCACTTGCCGACGATGAAGTTCCAGGCGTCAGCGAGCCCGTCTTTGATCTCACCCCAGTGCTTGACGATCTCGACCACGGCCAGGGCGATGGGCCCGAGCAGGATGCCGACCAGCAGCGGCCAGTTCGCTGCGATCCAATCCCACACGGCCTTGGCGGCGTCCTTGATTGCGTTCCACACGGTGGTCCAGTGGGTCGCCAGCTCATAGATGCCCACGACGAGCAGAGCGACCGCAGCGATGATGAGCAGGATCGGCCCCAGCGCCAATCCCTCTGACACCGCGGCGGCGTCGGTGGCGGCGGTCTCGGCTTCGGTGGCGGCGGTGGCTGCTTCGGTGCTGGCGGTCAGCGCGTTCTTGATCCCAGTCACCACGGTGGTGAGCCCACCCAGGGCGGTGAGAGCTGTGCCGGCGACGGTCAACGCCGGCCCGTACTTCTGGCCGAAGGATGCGGCCGCGTCCTCGATGGCGGCCTTCATGGCCTTGAGGTGACCGTTGAAGGTGTTCGCCTGGGCGGACGCTTGGCCGCTGAGCTTGGAGCCGAGCTGGTCGATCACGTTGAGGTGCGTCGTGCCGGCGGCGGCGGCAGCCTTCTGTGCGGCGGTCAGCTTGTCGTGGGCGGCGGTGGCGGTCTTGTCGGCTGCCTCGACGGCCTGGGTGGCGTCACGGAGCTTGATGTGCTCGGCCGCGGTGAGCGTCGTCTTGCCCTTGAGTTCGGCCTGCACGTCGGCGAGGTGCTGGTGGGCCTTGGCGGCAGCGTCGGCGGCCTTCTCAGCGGCGGTCTGATCTTCGGCGAGCTGGGCGGCGGCCTTGGCCGAGTCGGTGGCGCTGAGCCCGTACTCCTTGAGCAACCGGGTTGAGCCGTTGATCGTCTTGGCGAGCTGGGTGGACGCGGCGTCGAGCGACTCGTGCTTGGCAGCCGCCAGGTTGGAAGCGATGCCCAGGTCCTCGATGGCCTTCTGTGGGTCGTTCGTCGCTTGGGTGAGGATGCGCAGCGCGTCCTGTGTGTCCTTGGCGCTGTTGCCGTAGTGCTCCTGCCTCTTGATCGCACCCTCGACCTGGGAGGCGTAGTCCTCGTAGTCGTGGCCGGTGGCGGTGATGGCCTGCTGGAGCTGCTGCTGGGCGGCCTTGTCGCTGGAGGCGAGCACCGAGAGCCCCACGCCGATGCCGGCCACAGCACCGCCGACACCCATCATCGTCGTGCCCACGGTCTTGCCGTGGTCGTTGATGGCCTGGAGCGCCTGGTCTACGCCCGACAGGGCGGTGCCGAAGGGGCCGAGCACGCCCGTCTGATTGAGCGTGCCGAGCATGCCGTGGAAGGCGGTCCCCATCGACGACGCGACGGTGGCGCCCTGCTCGCCGACAGCCTTGACGGCATTGCCCAGGGCCTTGGTGTCGGCCAGGAAGGTGACAAGGACAGAGGGCCCCAGCGCCATGACCTACCGCTTTCGAGCGGCGCGAGCGATCTCCGCTGCCTCTTGCTGCATGAGTCGGACCATGGCGGCGAACATCTCGTCGCTCAGGTCGTCGAGGTCAGCGGGGAGGCAACGCCAAAATCGACAGAACCGAGCGGTGGAGTCAGCGACGCCCCGTTCGTAGGGTCCACCGCGTCGGCGACATCGACCTCCACCTCGTACGCGTGCATCCACAGCGACCCGGGATCGCGGCCCGGGTAGTCCCGCAGCAGAGCGCGGAACGCGATCACTCGGAACGGCTGCTGTGTCACCAGCTCCCCGAAGGGCACGGCCGACTCCAGGTGTGCGAGCTGGTCGAGGAGCCGCTGGCTGGGCAGCCGGCGGGTGAACGCGCTGGTGACAGTGAGAAGGGTCGGCAGCGGCTCGTTGGGGTCGGACCCGTTGGTCTCGCTCATGCGACCCCGATCACCCACGCCGATCCCGACCAGTGGGCGGCCTGGTGGTCGGCGGTGAGGACGTACTGGCCGGTCGTCCACGCGGAGGCCGGGTTGGCGACGACACCGCCGGAGGTGAGCGCGGCCAGGTTCGCCGGCGCGCTGGCGCCAGAGGGCGTGAAGTAGCCGGGAGCGCCAGCGACGGCGCCGGTGGCGGCGACAGCGCCGTGGTCCACGTTGGGCGGAGCGGTGAGGTCCCACTCGATGGCGCACTCGGACGCGGCGCCGGCGTCACCGACCATCTGAGGGAACGAGGTCGGCACCACGGTGCCAGAGACGATCGGGTTGCTCGCCGAGGCGACCCGGCTGGAGAAGGGGCGGGCCTTGAACGTCGCCAACGTGCCGGCGGCCTTGTACGCAGCCACCGCCGCGCTCAGCGTGTCATAGACCGTGCCCACATCGAACGACTGGTAGAAGGTGACTTTCAGCGTCCACTTCTCGGTGCCCGGGTAGTCGGTGCGCGAGCACATCGTGGTGACAGTGACCTTCTGCACATCGACGGCGGCCGCCTCGAGGTGCTTGACGAAGCACCGCAGGTTGATCCCGTTCAGCTCGAAGTAGCAGTCGGTGAGGATCAGCGGCGAGCCCGAAGGTGGCGTCGGGTCGCCCGTTGCCGTCAACTCAGGGGCGGCCGGCGGCGGCGGGGTGATCGGTTCGTCGTCGGTGATGGTGGTCATAGAGGTGCCTCCTGCTACGTGGTCCAGGGGTAGGTCTCGATGGATTGCTCGACGGCCAGCTCGGCGGCGGTCTCGTACTGGCTCTGTGCGTCCATGGCGGTCGGCGTGAGGTAGCGGCCCTGGGGAACCAGCTCCCGGCCTCGGCTGCCGCCGAACTCGATCCACCCGGCATAGGGCAGGTCCTCGCCCATCCCCAGCGCCCAGCCGCCCTCGACATCGACGAGGCCGACCGACTCCTGCAGCGCGCCGGTCAGCACCGGCACCCGGCCTTGCACGTCGGTCACGAGCTGCTGGCCGAGGGGGATGGTGTGCTGCGCGACGTAGGCGCCCAGGCTGTTGGCCCAGCGGTTGAGGTCGCGCACCGCCGCGTCGGCGTTGACGGTCACTTCCTCTGTCACTGTTCCACCTGCACCCTGAGCGTGATGCGAGCGGCGAGGTAGTTGGTCTTGGACATGACGAACACCCGGGGCCCGCTCACCGACAACAGGGGCCACTGGTTGTCGGGGTCGGTGTCGAGCCGGCCGAGGGTGTAGTCGACCAGCGACTCAAGCGCGGCGACTCCCTCGCCGGGCACCAGCCGCGAGCCGACCGCGGTGATGATGAGCCGCCCCCACATGAAGCACGCTGTGTCGAACTCCAGCCAGGGGTCACCCCATCCGAGCATGAGCGCCGGCGGGGTGATGGTGTCCACCAGGTTGGTGAGCACGACCGGGTCGGTGGCGGCCGCCGGCGCGAGGATCGCCCCGAGCTTGGCGCGGGCGTCGAGGACGTTCATGCCAGGCCCCAGGTGGTGCGCACCGGCAACAGCGCGGCGGCGTGACGCTCGAACCCCGAGCTGGGCGGCGTGAGGTTGCCGGTCTCTTGGGTGCCGACACCGCCGTTGTAGGTGGCCGGCGCCTTGTACCACTCCACCGCCCTATTCACGTTGGTGCGCACCACCAGCTCGGGGATGGGCGGCGGCGTGATCGGGTCGGGGCTGATGCGAGGGTCGACGTACAGCGGCCCGTTCTGCCAGCCGAGCAGGTGATCAATCTCCAGCGCGGCCGCGTCGAGACACGACTGGAGCAGCGCGGTGACTTCGGGCGTCAGCGTGCCCGTCATCTCCAACGCCATCGCGAGGTCGGCGGGCTGGGCGTAGGCCATCAGCCGCTCGGCTCCTCCTCCGGTGGCGACTCCTCCTGCTCGGGCTCGGTCGGTTCGGGCTCGACAGGCTCGTCGGGCTCAGGCTCGGGTTCGGTGGTGGTGGCTGTGCCACCGTTGCCGTTCTTGCGCCGGCGAGGCCGCGACTCGCCCTCCTCGAGGAGCGCCGGCGCAGCCGCCCAGGCCGTGCCGGTCCAGTGCGCTTGACCGGGGGCGCCGGCGGTCTGTGTCTGCACGTACTGGCCGGTCGTCCACGCCGTCGCCGGGCTCGCCACCACAACGTGGGGGACACCGGCGATGAGGTTGGCGACGGAGGTGGGCACGAAGCAGCCCGGCGGCGTGAACGCTCCGGGGATGCCGGCGGTGGCGCCGGTGGCTGGCTTGGTGATCGACAGCGGGTAGCTCTGGTCGTAGTAGCCGAGCATGAAACGCTGCATGCCGGTCAGGGCCCGAGCCTCGTCGGCGGGCTGATCGAAGTCGGGGTCGCCTCCGAAGCCCGCTGCCGCCAAGTCGGCGGCGGTGATGTCGCTCACGGACCGACCAGGCAGACACCGTCGCCCTTGGCCGGCGGGCCCTCGGACGTGGTCGGCCGGTAGAAGGCCAGGGCCTCCGCCACGGCGATCTGACGGCCCAACAGAGCGGGCTCGGGGGCCTCCAGCACCGGGAAGCTGTAGGCGTAGGCCTCGATGCCTTGGCTGTTGCCGACGAAGATGCGGGTGTCGGGGATGGCCGGGGTCACGACCTGGCGCAGCCCGAGCGGCCCGAGGTCGAAGTCGCCGAGGCTCGATGCGCCCAGGGCGTTGGTGGCGCCCAGGAACGGGAAGATCGGCCGACCGGCGCCGTCAACCAGCGAGCCGAGCATGGCCCAACCAGCGGGCCCGTAGGCGATCCACGTCGGAAGGCTCTTGGTGTTGTTGTAGACGGTCTCGGCGGCCTGGAACAGAGCGGCTATGACCGCCCCCGAGGTTGCACCAGCGGCGAGCGTCACCTTGGCCGTGGTCTTGGCGACCTCGGTGAGCAACGACGCCTCGCCGGCGTAGGCGACACGCTCGGAGAGCTGGTTGACGATGATGTCCCAGCCGCCGGGCTGGAGGCTCATGAGCTGCTGCGACACGTTGAGATACCCGCCGACCGTGGTGAGCGAGAGCGTGTCGGCCTTGATGTCGAACTTCTTGGAGGTCAGCTCGGCCTTCTGTAGCCCCTGCGCCGCGGCCCCGTCGTAGTAGTCGGGGTCAACGATGCGGGGCCGGTTGAAGCTCAGGGCGTCGGGCGCCGGGCGCTTGCCGATGGCGGTCATCCACGGCTGGCCGGTCGGGAACAGCGAGATGACCGGGCCCACGACGGGCACGACGTACAGCGCGCCGACGCCACCAGCGGTCGGAGTGGTCAGGGAGCCGTCACCGGCGCCCATGTGCTGGGCGGCTCGCTTCATGACAACGTCCCAGCGGCGCTTGGCCTCCTGGTCGTTGTGGTCGTGCGCGGAGCCGAACGTGGCGTGCAGGCAGTCCCACAACATCTCGCCGCCGCTGCGGTACTTGATCGGGCTCGGTGATGGCGGGGTGCCGCGGAGGAGCTTCTCCTTGGTGTCCTCGTCCATGGCGGCGTCCTCGCCGAGGACCTTGAGCATCTTGTCGATCTCGTCGATGCGCGCATAGCCCCGCTCCATCAGCTCGAGGTCCTGCGCTGAGGGGTCGGTGCCGCGATCCAGCGCCGTGTTCTTCAAGACGGTGATGGTGTTGAGCGTGTCGTCGCGTTCTTTGACGTACTTCTCCACGAGAGCGTGGGGCACGGAGTGGCCTCCCGATGACGCGGGCCCAGACGCGCCGAGCCCAACCAGTGGTAGGCATCGGGCAGGTCGGCGCAACTCCGGTCGGGCGGCCCCTGCGCTGGGGGTAACGCTACGACTTCGGCTGTCGCGGTGGCGAGGCTGTCACCGTCTGCTGTCGCTGAGAGTAGCCCCTGCGCTCAGAGGGGGGTTGATTAGGCGGTCAATCGACGCGCACGAACCCGCCGGGCTGGACGATCCCGAACTCTCTCACGTAGCGGCGCTGAGTCTCCATGTCGCCATCGAGCCGGGCGCAGACCGCATCGAAGCGGGCCCGGCGGTCGGCTTGCTCGGCCGCGGCCTCCTTGGCGAGCCGGTCGGCCTCCTCGGCCTCGGCCTGCTCGACGGTGCGGCGCTCGGCGTCTTCGACCTCAGCCGCGTCGCGCTCGGATCGGAACGCCATCACCTGGGCCTCGCTGTAGGCGCCCTTGGCCTCCAACGCCACACCCATGAGGTGAGCCATAGTGCGCCACCGCACACCAACGTCATCGACGGCGGTGCTCTCGGCTCGCTTGCTGACGGCGAACTCGATGGACAGCTCATTGACGCCAGCGTCGAGAAGGTCTTGCACGTCGCCGGCCTTTGACTTGAGGACCGCCACGTCACCCCACAGACCGTCAGCCTGCTCGCGCAGCGACACGAACGGGCCCAGGAAGCCCAGGCCGCTGTCATCGTGACAGTGGCGCAGCTTGATCTTGGTGAACACACCCTTCTCGCGGGTGTTGACCTGGGGACCGAAGGCGCCCGGCCGGAACCCTTCTTTGTAGATGTCGAGCCTGCCGTCGGGCAGCTCGTCGGCGACGTTGGCGACCACGTTGTAGGGCACCAGCCGGCCCGTCAGCAGTCGCCCCTCGGCCTTCATCTCGGTCGGGAACACCAGCTCGGTCGGGAACGCTCGCAGATGACTCATGGTTCTTCGCCCCCTCGCCCGCAGTACGGGCATCGCTCATTCCGGGCCACAGACACCAGGCCCTCTATCACTCTCGGGTCGGGCTCGGCCGGCGCGACCTCCGGCCGAGTCGACACATGCCGCTTGACAGCCTCGGCAAGCTCCATCGCCTGGGGCGTGTCCTCGGGGTGCAGCTCCACGACCTCAGCGAGCACGGCGGCCACGTCATCGTCCTCGAGCTGGCTCATCGGGCGGCCGCGGCCGTGTTGAAGGTGTCCACGTCGCCGATGCGCTCAGCCGTGCGGATCTCGTCAATGGTGACTGCGCGCTCACCGGTGTCGGGGTCGAAGATGTTGAACAGCACCGACCAGGCGTTGACCCGGTCGGTGAACCCGGGGCGCACATACTCGTCGCGGTTGACCTCGATGCGCTGGGGTCCGCTCAGCGCCCAGTTCGACAGGGCCTCCAAGATGGTGCTCGCCTTGGGACGCAGATAGGCGCGCCAGTGGAAGTCGTAGATCGACTCGGCGTTGTGGTACGTGAGCGACTTCTCGCCGGTGGGCAGCCCCATCAACAACGCCGGCACGCCGAGCAGCGTGCAGATTCGGGCCTCATCGAACGCTCGCAGCTCCAGCAGCGCCATGTCCTTGGGGCTGATCGTGAACGGCTGGAGCGTCACACCGCCGGACATGACCGCCGGCGCGCCCATCGCCGACAAGCGCGCAGTGACGAAGTTGTCGCGCAACTGTTGGGCCTGGGGCTGGTTGAGGTTGCCGGGAGCGGTGAGCACACCCCAAGGGATGCCGCCCCGGGTTGACAGCATCGCCTGGTACTTCTCCAGCGCGGCCGCGCCGAACAGGTTGTACGCCAACGCTGCGAGCGGTCCGATGCCGTGGGGAACGCCGGGCCAAGAGGCGTAGCGAATGTGCAACACGTCGTCGGTGATGTCGAGCCCGCCCATCTCGTAGCGGCGCACCTGTCCGACCTGCTCGACATCGACCCACGCCGGATTGAGAACCACCCAGGTGCGCACCGTGCCGGCAGCGCCGCCGGTGCCATCGGCGTACCTCGAGGTCGCCCACAAGAAGGCCTCGCCGTTGTAGTAGCTGACGATGAGCTGCTTCATCGCCTCGGACCAGCCGGTGTAGACCTCGGGCTGCGGGTTGCTCATCCACGGCAGCGGGTCGATCACCTTGGAGCCCTGGAGCCGGTAGGGCGGCATCGTTGACAGCACCGAGCTGTTGAGGTCCACGGCGCCGAACACCGTCGACACCCGGCCTATGACACCACCGAGCGCCGTCTGCGCGCCCATCCCCCAGTTCGGCGTGCTCCACTCCACCGGCCAGCCCGACCACGCCTGCATGGGCGGCAGCGCCGCACCCCACCACGCTTGATCCGGGTACATGACGTGGTCGTTGCCGAACCCTTCGGACGTGGTGGGCCCCACGCCCACCGGCGGCGGCGGCTGCACGTTGCCGTTGTCAGGCCAGGCCCGAGGGTCATCGGCGCGCACATGTCGACGGTCGGTGACCACCAGCCCCGATTCGGTGGCGTACCTCATTCGGCATCACATGGTACGGCTCAGAGTCACCACACAGCCGGCTCTAGCACCTCGAGGGGCGCGACGACACCCCAGCGAGCGAGGGTCGCGGCGTTGAGCGCGGTGATGTCCACGCCGGCGCGCCGGTCCCACACCCAGGCGTCACTGACCCTGCGCTTCGTTGCGCCGAGCACAGCGTCAGTGAGTCGCGGGTCGCCGGCGTGCGCGATGGTGGCGGCGGCGACAGCATCGTGGAAGTCGCCACAAGCACGCTGCACGTCGGGCAGTGACAGAAGCCGGTGAGTCACCTCGTTGCGAACCAGCGCGGGCAGGCAGGCGCCGGCGGGTGAGGGTCGGTCTATCACCACCGTCGCGCCGTGACGCTTGGCGACCTCCACGGTGCGGGCCACGAGGTGCTGAATGTCGGCGGTGTGCTCTATCACCTCCAGCGCGCACCGGCCGTCAGCGACGACGGCGCCGGCGGCCACCAGGGCGCCCCAGTCACGCTCGGGGGTGATGTCCAGCGACAGGCACAGCCCGTCGCCCGGCGGCACAGGATCGAAGCACGCTGCCCAGGCGACGGTGTCGATGCCGGCCATGGCGCCGTCGTCGTGCCACTGGTTCAGGTGCTCGCGTCGGAAGGCGTCTTCGCCGTGCTCGACCAGCTCGGCCTCCAGCGCGCTCTCTAGCACTCCACCAGGCAGACCCATCGTCGGGTTCGCCTCGGCCCAGGTGGCGTGATCGAACACGTCGCAGTCGTCGGGCGCGGTCCACTCGAACCAGCACATGCGGGCCCGGGGGTCGGTGACAGAGGTACGGCCCCGCTCGGTGTAATGCCGGAACAGCACCGACGTGCGGGTGCCGGCGTTGGACAGCACCCACAGCTGCGCGCTCGGCCTGGTCACCATCGTCGGCGTCAGCCCACCCACCACAGCCATAGAGCGCTGGCTGTACGCCTCGTCTATCACCGCCAGGTCGATGGTGAGAGAGCGGCCGGCGGCCTCGTTGGGCGTGAGGATCATGTAGCGCGACCCGTTGCGCATCACCAACGTCTCCCGCCCGTTGGTCTTGGTGTAGTCCCTGACCTCCGCCGCGAACGCTGGCTTGCTCACCAGCCCGTCGCAGTGCTTCTCCCACTGGCGTCGGGCGTAGTTGCGATCCTGGGCGGTGTAGGCCACCGTGCGGCCCGGCTGTATCAACTCCAAGGCGACGCGCACCAGGACGAGGGTGGTCTTGCCGTTCTGGCGAGCGACCGACACCCCGACCGTGCGGTAGTAGAGGGCGCGGGTGATGGGGTCGAGCTCCAGGGCGACGTCGGCGGCGCCGCGCTGCCAGCCGTAGAGCATGAAGCCGAGCACCGAGGCAACCTGGTCGAACGCTGCGCCGTGGGTGCGGCGCTCGGGGGTGCGGCCAGTCGCCCAGCGGGGCGGTCGTTCAGGCGGTGCCGGCGAGTTCACGCGCGATGCGCTCCAGCGGCGAGAGGTTGTCGTCCTCCGCCGCCGGCGCCCCGACACCAGGTGGCGCCAGCCGCTCGCCCAGCAGCGTGGCCCGTTGCAGCCGGGTGCCGAGGTCGAGGTAGCGCGCGGCCTGGTGGGGTGTGAGCTGAGGGTCGTTGGCGAGGGCGCGGATGCCGGCGGCGATCAGGGCCCGGGCGACTCCTTGGTGGGTGTCGTCCATCTCGTGGAGGGCCTGGAGTCGGGCGGCGTCCTCCAGGCGGAACTGCTCGGCGTCCCAGGCTGCGCCCCGGCGGCGCCAGTGGTGTTGTTGGCTCCAGCGGCGCAGGCTCCCCGGTGGGAACGGGCCCGGCGTGCCCAGCACGGTGCGAGTCGGCCCCAGGTCGCGGAAGGCTCGGAACGCGGCGTAGGCGCGCGGCGACTCCCCAGGCTGCCGCTCCCAGGGGTCGAGCGCGTCGGTCACCAGCGGCGGCTGGGTCGGGGGATGGGCGAGGGCAGCGGCTTCACCCGCCGGCCCCGGCGGGCGTTGACGACACGCCAGCGGCCGGCGCGCAGGTTGCACGGCAGGCAGCTCGGCACCAGCCGACAGCACGGCGACCCCTCGACGTGGCGGTGCAGGGCCAGCGCCGGCTGATGGTCGAGCGAGGTCGCCCGGTACGTGCACGTCCCTGGGATGCGGAGCTGGCACGGCTGAGGGTGGGCGCGCAGCTCCTTGAGCTGGGCCCGGTAGTCGGCGCCGTAGCCCTCGCGTGCCACGAGCGTGATGGTACGGCCCGATGGCGGCCGACCGGGGCCGACCAGGGGCCGATGGCGCCCGATGGCGGCCGATCCGGCCCGATCCGCTGTATGACGCTCTATCACTCTTAGTCACTGCGCCATGGCGGTGTCGCGCTCTTAGTCACTCTCTATGACTGTGCCGGCCCCCGAAAAAACGGTCGCGCCAGCCTCGGGGGGGGATACACCCGCGGCCTCATCAACTCGACCTCGCCCATCAAAAAAACGCGCCTAGTCACTCACCTCCGTGGGCTACAACCGGCCACGAAACGTGGGCCTGGCGCAAGCGAGCCAACCGACCGGTATCGGCATCACTTCCCCGGTCAGGTGAATCGTCAGTTGTGATCGTACGAAAACACCCAGCCGTCTGGTGACCGAAAGCAGTAGTTCCGCATCGGGTGTGAGGGCTCCGTATCGGTGACAACCACGGCCTCGTTCTCATTGGAATACTCGACGCTCAGCACGCGGACCTTGGCGTGCGGAAGCTCGCGCCACTCCGCGAGTACCGCTTCCTCGGGAGTCGGATAGCTCTCGGCCGTCACCCGAGGGATGGTGCCACGACGCCGCTACGCCCGCTCGCAAATTGCCGGGTCTGGCACCCGCCCCGGAACGGCACATTCAGACCGGCCAGGCACCTCAGCGGATCGAGAGCACCTCGGAGCGTCCGAGCTGTTTGACAATCACGGCACCGAGGGCAAGCAGTACGGCCACCCCAAGGGCTGCTTCGGCCTCAGCGACTCGATGTTTGCTCCTTGTGACGCAGGCTCCCGCGCCGAGAATCCAGTCGTTCCACGCGTTGATGCGAGCAGCTGAAGCAGAGTTCGCAACCGCAGCGACATTCGCTCGGTACTGGGGGTCACGGGCCTGAGCCGGAGTCGGGATTCCGGTGCTGAAGACAAGATTCATGTCAGCGCTGCTCGGTCGCGGGGGACCGCTTCGGTGCGCTTCGACGACTGGGATACAGGTTCGGCTGCCTTCCGCTCCCGCACCCGTCTGGGCTTCGAAGGGGTACAGCGCGAAGCCGAGGGCGGCCACCAGCGATAGGACGGCCCCGACAACGAATCCGCGACGCAGCATCCCCGGCACGCTCCGGTTATCGGTGGACTCTGCATCGAAGTTGAGGGGTTCCTGAACCGCACTTAATTGCCGGATACCGACCGGTTCCCTAGCATCGGCGGTAACCACCCGGCGTGGTAGAAGCGGCTGCATCGACGACCTGCGCTGCGTCTCAGCCGCCGGGCGAAGAAGCGGCCTTGCCACAGATGGTGCAGGCGAGCACGGCCACCTGCGTCAGTGGCCGTCAGCGAGAGCTAGGAACTCGGCTCGGGCCTTGGGGTCGTCGCGCATGAACCCCGACAGGGCCGAGGTGACCATCTCGGCCTCGGGCTTTCGGACACCTCGACAGCCCATGCAGGAGTGCCGGGCCCGGAGCAGCACGCCGACGCCGCGGGGCTGGAGGTTGGTCTCGATGGCGTCGGCGATCTGGACCGTCATGCGCTCCTGCACCTGGAGGCGCCGGGCGAAGAGGTCCACCAGCCGGGCCAGCTTGGACAGCCCGACCACCCGCTGGTCGGGGACGTAGGCGACCGAGGCGTAGCCGACGAAGGGCAACAGGTGGTGCTCGCACATCGACGTGAACTCCACGCCGCGCACCACGACCATCTCGTCGCAGTGCTCTTCGAAGGTGACGGCCAGCAGCTTGGCGGGGTCCTCGTCGTAGCCGGCGGTGAACTCAGCGAGCGATGCCACGACGCGCCGAGGTGTCTCTCGCAGCCCGTCGCGGCTGGGGTCCTCGCCGATGAACGACAGCAGCCGCACCACCGCATCCTCGGGCCCGGTCTCGTCGGCCTCCCAGGGGAAGTGCAGCCAGCCGGAGGCCTCGCCGGCGGCGGGAGCCAGCTCGGCCGGCGCGCTCGGCTTGCGGTAGAGCGCGTCCACAGCCCAGCCGCCGGCGTAGCGCTTGAGCGTCAGCCCCGAGTCCACGACGTCATCGACGACCAGCGTGCCGATGCCGGGCTCGTCCACCAGCTCGAGGTCGGGTCGGAACGCTCGCACCATGCAGGCGACTGGCACGCCGCCGCGGGGCACACCCCACACGGAGGTCGATCCGTTGACGCGCTCGGCGATTCGCTGCGCCTGGAGCTGCACGTCCCGCCACGACAGGTTGACGCGCTCGGTCACTTCGCCCTCCGGTCTCCCCAGGCCAGCACATGCAGCCGGCCGGTGAGGTTGTAGCCCCGTTCGATGGCGGGGTCGGCGAGCTTGGCGAGCCCGGACACCACCGCGTCGGGATCACGACCCTCGGGCATGAGCCACACCTGGCTCGGGTCGATGCCGGCCATGGTGACTAAGGCGTCAACCTCGGCGAGGTCTTCGGGGCCGGCGCACACGAACTTGAACGCCGTGCCGTCCATGGCAGCGAAGTCGGCCAGCACCTCGGGGTAGATCGCCCGGGCTCTGGTCACCCCGGAGTTGGAGAGCTTGGGTGACACGTTGAAGCGTGCCTCTCGCGCTGCGCCCTGGGCGGCTCGGGTGCCGTTGGTCTCTATCTCCACCAGCCAGCCCGAGAGCGAGCACGCTTCCACCAGCTCGGCCGCTCGGGGCTGCGCCAGGGGCTCGCCTCCGGTGATGACGACCAGGCGGACGTTCATGGCCGTTAGTGCGCGCACTATCTCGCCGGTGTCCCATCTCGAGGTCTCGGCCTTGCGGTCGTAGCGAGTCCAGTCCCAGGTGTATGGGGTGTCGCACCATGCACAGTCGAGGTTGCACAGCCCGAGGCGCACGAACCCGCAGCGCCGGCCGGCGCTGGGCCCCTCGCCCTGCACGGTGGGCCCGAACACCTCGGAGATGACCAGGCTCATGGGTGGTAGACGGCGGAGGTCTTGGGTGTCTCTTTCA